CCCGCCAGCCTTGATGGACCCGCCAGCCTTGATGGACCCGCCAGCCTTGATGTACCCACGCACCTCAATCCGCATATCCACCAAGAATTTGCCTATGATCTCCAGATGCCCGTCAACGAAATACATGTCGCCGTCCGGGGTTTTGAACCGCTGAATATCATCCAGTGATGCAACCTTAAAAGTTTCCATGTCGCCTCCGTTTGTTCCCTTTCGCGCTTCCCGCCTCGGTCTTCCTGGCCTCTGCCGCCGTCCGGTGTCAGGGGCTTTGCCCCGCCGTTCCCGGACCCCGAAGGTTGGTGGTGTTGGCCTCGGTCGCTACTGCGGGCCGCTCGTCGTGTTGGGGGTACTTTGCCGCTTGGCAGAAAATGTGTCAAGGGGAAATTACCATATGGCAAAAATTGTTGACATGGCGGGATTTGTCCGGCAAAGTGGCCCGCATGAACGAATTGAGACGACTTCTAGTTATCTACGGTATGCGCCCTTCGGAGCTTTCGCGGCTTGCCGGGATGGCCCCGTCTACGGTTACGCGGCACATCCGGGGGGAGCGCAGCATATCGGCAAAGGCGGCTTTGGCGTATCAACGTGTTTTTTCCGTTCCGCTGGAGATGTTTTTGATACAGGATGGGAAAAAATGACCAAGACATGCAAGGTTTGCGGCAAGCCGGTCCCGGATGACAAGCCATGGCGGATCACATGCAGCCGCGAGTGCGACCAGATCAATCGAAGTCAGCAGGCGGCGGCGCAATCCCATGATTTGCGGCGGCGGCCCGTGAAGCCGTGTGAGTTTTGCGGCAAGCTGTTCCGGCCAGCAAACGCGACGGGGCGATTTTGCACGATGTCGTGCGCTTCACTCTGGAACGCGAGGCACAAGGGGCAGGCATCGAAGCCCACTGTTTGCGTCGTCTGCGGGGCGCAGATCACAAGCCAGACAAGGCGCGTCACCTGCGGAGAAGGGTGTTTCCGCGCCCTGCTTTCCAGTAACGCCTCGCACCCTCACACCGAAGACCGCAAGCGACACGATCCGAAGTCCGTCGTCAATAAATACGGCGAACTCTGGCCGATCACCCGCCTTGACACGCCCTGGCCGCTCCCCGTTGACCCGCAGATATGCCCGTTTGGGTGGCAGGAGGTCGCGGCATGAAGGACGTTGGGACAAAAACTTGCTCCATTTGCGGAGAAGTCTACCGCCCCCGTGTTCACAATCAAAAGACCTGCGGCAAGTTTGAGTGCCTCTGTGAGCGCGTCCGCGTGTTGAAGATCAAAGACAAGACCGGCCTTTATCCAAAACGTGAGTGTCCTTACTGCCACGTCACGTTTCGTCCCTTCCAGTACAATCAAGTCACTTGCGGGTCTGTCAAGTGCAAGAATGACCACTCGATGTATTTGCAACTTAATCGGCAGGCATTTCGTGCCGAGGTCAAGGCGCACAACCTCGCGGCAAAGCGAGAGTTGAACCGTGCTTATCGTGCCCGAGTTAAAGCACGGGAGGCGGTGGCGGCATGAGAGGACTCTACGCCCGCGCTCTCGCCCACTACGGCCCGCACGCACAGATAGACCAGATGAAAGAAGAGTGCGCGGAACTCATCGTGGAGCTTTCGCACCACCGCAGATTCGGCACCGCCATGGCCCGACGCGCTGTGATCGGGGAACTGGCCGACGTGCAAATTATGCTGGCGCAGATGCGAATCCTTTTTGGCGAGGCAGACGTGGACGAGGTCGTCCGCGAGAAAGAGGCGAGGCTTGATCGGCGGATGAGGGGGGAGGCGTGATGGACTGGTTTCGCCACTATGTCGGGACGGCCACGGACCCCAAGTTCCTGGTCGTCGCCAAAAAATCGGGGGCGCGTTTGGGCGACGTGCTGGCTGTCTGGCAGATGCTCCTGGAGCGGGCCTGTGCAGCGCCAGAACGGGGAAAAGTGGAAGTGTTTGACCACGAGGGAGCCGACGCCTTGCTTGACCTTGAGGACGGTGGCGCACGGAAAATTTACGTCGCCATGGAAGACAAGGGGATGATTTCTGACGGGCGGATCGCGGCATGGGAAAAGCGTCAACCAAAACGTGAGCGAGACGACGACAGTTCGCAGCGCGTCAAGGAATTTCGCGAGAGGAAAAAGCAAGAAAGTAACGACACTTACAACAATGTAACGCCGTGTAACGCCACGCAACGCCAGGAAACACCTAGAGGAGAGGAGATAAGAGAAGAAGAGATAAAGAAAGAGAAAGACTCTCTTGCGCTCCTGCCTTCGGCGGTGCGCGAGTTTGACGCTTTCTGGCAGGCGTACCCGAAAAAGCGCTCGAAGCAGCAGGCGCAAAAAGCCTGGGGCAAGCTTCGCAAGGAAAAAACGCTGCCGCCGCTTCCCACGATCCTGCAAGCCATAGCAGCCGCACAGGCGGGCCATGATTGGCAAAAGGACGGCGGACAGTTCATCCCCCACCCGGCGACGTGGATTAATGCCCACGGGTGGAACGACGAGCCGACGCAGGCGGCGAAAACATCCGGGAGGTGCCCGGCATGGCTATGAACTTGAAGTCATACGGCATCCACGTCCCCGCTGACGCCACGGGCGACGTGAAAACAACCTGCCCGCAGTGCAGCGCCAGCCGTAAGAAGTCCACGGACCCGTGCTTGAGCGTGAATGTGACCGAGGGCGTGTGGAATTGCTGGCATTGCGGCTGGACGGGAACCGTCAAGGGTGTGGCGGAAAAGCCAGAGCCTTTGCCGCGAAAGCCGGTTCGGCCAGCTTACAAGGCCAGCGTGGACTTGCCCGAGAAGGTGCTGGCGTACTTCGCTAGTCGCGGGATCACACCCGATGCGCTGGCATCGAACCGAGTCGGCTACGGCCTGGCCTGGATGCCCGGAACTGACGGCGAAGTGACGGCAATTCAGTTTCCGTACGTCAAGGGCGGCGAAGTCGTGAACATCAAATTCCGCGACGGCAAGAAGCGGTTCCGCCAGGCCAAGGACGCCGAAAAGTGCCTGTATCGCTTCGACGAGATCGCCGCACGCGCCAGCGCAAATCGCTATCTCGTCATCACCGAAGGCGAGATGGACGCGCTTTCGCTGGTTTCAATCGGCATCAACGCCGTCACCAGCGTTCCCGACGGTGCGCCTTCGCCCGATACGAAGCAGTACGAAAAGAAGTTCAGCTTTTTGGAGTCTGCCGAGGAGATTATAGCCGCTTACGGGCGCGTGATCCTGTGCGTGGACAACGACTTACCCGGGCAAACGCTTGAGCGTGAGCTTGCGCGGCGCATTGGCGTCGAGCGGTGCTGGCGCGTCGCCTATCCCGACGGCTGCAAGGACATCAACGAGGTGCTGGTTAATCACGGCAAAGACGCGGCGGCGGCAGTCATCGCCAACGCGGTGCCGATGCCGGTGGAGGGGCTTTTCGGGATTCCGGACTTGGCCGGGGATGTGGGGCTTTTGTACGCCGAAGGAATGCGCCCCGGAGTCTCGACCGGCTGGCTGTGCCTTGACGACTTCTACACCGTCCGCCTTGGAGAAATGACGATTGTCACTGGAATCCCGGGGTCGGGGAAATCAAACTGGCTGGATGCGCTTCTGGTCAACCTGCATCGCGACCAGGAGTGGGGGTTTGCGCTGTTTTCGCCCGAGAACTGGCCGCCCGAAAGGCATGTGGCGAACCTACTGGAAAAGGTCATCCGGAAACCATTTTCCACGAAGTACAGCTACACGGAGCGGATGCGGGATGACGAGGTGAGGGATGGCCTTGAATACATGGCCGGATATTTTCACTTCATCATGCCCCCCGAAGACCAGATGTCACTCGACAGCATCCTGCAAAAGGCGCGTGTCGCCATTTATCGGTTCGGGTGTCGCGGTGTGGTGATTGATCCTTGGAACGAAATAGAGCATAATCGTAGCGACAAGATAAGCGAGACTGACTACATCTCGCAATCTTTGACGAAGGTCCGACGGTTCGCGAGAATGAACCATGTCCACGTCTGGCTTGTCGCGCATCCGACGAAGATGCAGAAAAGCAAGGACAGCGGCGAATATCCAGTCCCGACTATGTATGACATCTCCGGCAGCGCACACTGGAGGAACAAGGCGGACAACGGAATTTGCGTCCACCGCCCTGATTACGAGCGCGACGTGACCGAGATTTACGTTCAAAAGATTCGTTTTCGCGAGGTCGGCAAGATTGGCAAGGTGGAGTTGAAGTACGCCCGCGAGTGCGGGATATATTTTGAGTAAAAAGGAGATCGCATGAACGTTTTTATGGCTTCTGGTCGCATCGGCAAAGACGCTGAAACTCGGTTCACCACGGCAGGGATGCCCGTCACCACGTTTTCGATGGCCGTCGATCAGGGGTTTGGCGACAAGAAAAAGGCGATGTGGCTGCGCTGCAAGGTGTTCAAGCGCGAGAATCTGGCCCCACACCTGCTCAAGGGCAAGCCGATTATCGTGCGCGGCGAGTTGACGATCAACGAGTGGGAGAAGGACGGCCAGAAGCACAGCATGCCCGAGATCATCTGCAACGAGGTCGAATTTCAGCAGGGCCAGCCCCGCGACACGTCGGCCCCGGCCAGCCCCGCGCCACGGGAAGGGCAGTTCCCGAGCGAGGCGAGTGGCATGGAAGATGTCCCGTTCGCCGTTGTTCTCGCTCCTCTCGCGGCCATTGGGTTGGCGCTGCTTGGTTATGGGGTTGTAATATGAAAAAATGCTTTAAGTGTGGGGTGATAAAGCCGATTGGAGAGTTTTATAAACATCCCCAAATGGCCGATGGGCATCTTGGAAAGTGCAAGGATTGCACAAGGAATGATGTTAAAAACAATCGTTCCGAGAGATACGATTATTACAAAACTTTTGATAAAATGCGCGCCAACCTCCCGCATAGAATGGCCGCACGAAAGGCATACGCAACGACAGGAAGAGGGAGATTGGCTAGTGCTAAAAGTCGTAAAAATTACAGAGAGAGATATCCCGAAAAATATGCGGCGCATGAGGCAGTTACTATTGCGGTAGCGTCTGGAAAATTGATTAAGCCTGATACATGCTCAAGTTGCGGGAATCTTGCTCGGGTTCAAGGCCACCACGAAGACTATTCCAAACCCCTTGACGTAATATGGCTTTGCCCTGCTTGTCATGCTTTGCGGCACAGGGCGAGGGATACGCAGCCTGCCATGGCATTCTAGCGGCCTGCTCCACAGCCGAAAATCGGGCCTAGAATCGCTTCTGGTGTGGCCGGGTAGGCCGTAGGTCGTCTTGAACGAAAAAACGCCGCCACGACGTCTGTACGAGGCGATGGAGGCATATGGGAGGGCGAGAGATGACGGGAGAACGCGACCAGTGAGACGACGCGCCAGGGTTGACGACAACCACGCCGAGATCGTGGCCGCGCTGCGAGCTGTCGGCTGCGATGTCATGGACCTGTCGCGGGTTGGCGAGGGGTGCCCCGACCTGTTCGTGGCGCACCCACGGATGAAGCCGGTGTGTTTCGTCGAGGTGAAAGACGGGCGCAAGCCGCCGTCGGCCAGGCGGTTGACCCCGGCGCAGGAGGAACGATTCGATGCGCTGGAGCGCCACGGGGCTAAGGTTGTCATGGTGCTGTCGGTTGACGACGCGCTGCAAAAGTTGGGGTTCACGTTTTGAATAGTGCAACCACACTTACACTATTCGCGGTGATTAGTGCAAAACGCGCCCGCTCCTGACGTTTGCGACACCATTTGCACGATGTGGCGAAGCGGCAAATGCACGGCTGACCTCGCGGCGACGTTGACGAAACACAGGCCGATGGGGGTGTGCGCCCTGGGACGAGAACTGGCGACAGAAAGAGCGAAGGAGAAAGCGAGTGGGAAAACCAATAGATGAAGCGATTATGGACCGGAAACGCTTCACTTTCGACGTGGAGTCGGAGGTGAAAAAAATAAAAGCGAGTGAACTTGGGCCATGCCTGGACCGGGCCAAGCAAATCATCTGCGGGGACAGGCAGGACGCCTACGGGAACCCGGAGGACAGTTTCGCACGGATCGCAAACTACTGGTCAGTCTACCTAAGCCATCACGTTTCGCCTCTTGATGTGGCTCACTTGATGACGCTACTCAAAGTCGCCAGGATGCAGGGGCAAAAGTCCAAGAGGGACAATTACGACGACGCTTGCGGCTACTTATCCATCGCGGCGGGCAGGCTCTTGGGGGAGAGCGAATGAGCCGCGTCCCGCACTACCGGACACCTGACGCCTGCCTGCTCTACAACTTGGGCGACGTTCACCGGGGCGACGAAGCGTGCGACGTGCCGCTTTTCGAGCGGGTCATCGGCCAAATCGAGCGCGAGAAACACGCCCGGTGGGTTTCCACGGGCGACTTGTTGAACTGCGCCCTGGCTGGCGGCAAATCCTCGTCCTACACGTCCGCCTCGGTGCAGGAAGAGCTTGAGGCGCTGACGGAGAATCTGAAACCGATAGCCGCCAAGTGCCTCGGTTTCGTCGCGTCGAACCACCATGGCCGTATGGATCGTGCCGTGGGCATGAGCCTGGACAAGGTGCTGGCGCAATATCTTGGTGTCCCTTACCTCGGCAAGCGCGGGAGGATTGCCATCACATGCAACCGCTTGTCGTACTGGATCGCGCTACATCACCTGTGCGGCGGCGGGGCCACGATGGGCGCAAAAGCCAACAAGATGGAGCGGTTGACGCAATGGATGCCCGGCTTTGATGTCTACCTTGGAGGCCACACGCACACGTTTTCCGTTTCCGAGGACGTGACAGAAGTCCCGGACCGCAAACGCTACATCATGCGTCCGCTGCGGTCACTCAAGACTGTGACGGGCCACTTTCTGGACTATGACAAGTCGTACGCCGCTGACATGATGTTGCCCGAGAAACCGAAAGGGGCGGTGGCAGTCACTCTTGATGCGTCGCCGTCTGGGAATGAGCGGCACAAGAAAATGCTCGCCGCGCTGATGAACTAAAGGGGGGGGGATGGCGACACGGGAACGGTGGATCACGGGGGCCGTGGAGCGAGGGGTGGTGACGTTGGAGCAGGCGACGGCGGTTGTGGACTATATCTGCGAGACTGATGGCGGCGGGCCGATGTGGATTCCGCTGCCGCCTGGCGTCGATGGGCGTCTGAACCGGAACGGTAAAATCGTTGCGCTATGGTCGCGGGGCGTCGGCGTGGCGCAACTCGCGGAGCGTTTCGGCATCACGCCACGTCATGTGAGGCGCATCATCACTCTATTTGCATCGAGGAACTAGGACCTCCCCCGGGATGGGCGATGTCCGCCCGTCCGCTCAATATTAGTTTATGGACAATGTGAGCCGGGCTGAATTCGCTTTCCTCCATGCTCATTTCGGGCATCATGGATTCTCTGTCGAGAACGTGTTCCCGGTCTTCCCTGTCATTGAGATCACCGTCACCTGCGGTGACTGCAATACGACGGCGACTATCCCATCTGACAGGCTCATTTGTCCATTTTGCTTCTCCCCCATCCCCCCCGGCCCGCCCGACATCCCCGTCCGGCAAGCCGCATCCTCCCGGCCATGCCGGGGGGGCAACTTTCGTGAAGAGGTTGCGGCATGAGCAAATCCATCCCCCGTGGCATCAGGAACAATAACCCGGGCAACATCCGCGTTTCTGCCACGCGCTGGCAGGGCGAGGTAGCCGGGAACGATTCCGCGTTCGAGACGTTCGGCGCGCCCGAGTACGGCATTCGTGCCATCGCCAAGCTGCTCATGGCTTATGAACGCCGCTACGGCATCGACACGCCGCTCAAAATCGCGATGCGTTGGGCGCCGCCGTGCGAGAACGACACGGACCGCTACGCCGCCGTGCTGGCCGCTGCCTGCGGCTGCACGCCCGAGACGGTCGTCAACGTGGGCGACCATCTCCACCAGCTCGTTCCCGCGATAATCAAGGTCGAAAACGGCAGCAACCCGTACCCGCCCGAGACAATCGCGGCGGGCATTAGGCTGGCGCATAATTGATTCGGCGCTGGCTCCAGCACCACTTCAACCCGGCGCACGTCCGCTGCCGTCTGATCGACCTGGGCGTGCATCGCTGGCGGGCTACCAGGTGGGCGATGTGGTACGAGCGCGTCATCTACAATCGAGTCCTGCGGTGAACGCCTTCCAGGACATATTTTCCGACGGCCAGGGGCGTCTGTCGTCCATGCGGCTGCTCGTCGCGCTGGTCATCGTCAATGAGATCGTAATGCGCTGGGTGGCGCTGTTTTGGGTCGGCCAGGCCAGCCTCTCCACCTGGGGCGACATTGCCGCTATTGCGGTGCCGTTTGGGGCCAAGGCCATGCAAGCCGCTTTCGAGGAGAAGGAATGACAACCGCCAAGTGGATCATCATCGCGGCCATCCTCGCCGCTGTCGCTGCCACGGAGCTGCATGTCGCCTCACTGCGGTCCAAAATCGCGGACGCGCAGGTTAAAGTGGCGGCTCTCGAAGAGCAGGTCCGGGCGCGTGACGCCAGAATCGCGGGCCTAGAGAACGTCGTGGCGGTGCGAGACAAGGAGTTGACCGCCCACGTGCAGCTCTCCGAAGATGCGCTTGCCGCAAATGAGACTCTCCTGCGGCGGTTGTGGGAAGTCAACGAAATCTTATCCAGCTCGACGCCCACGCAGGCCAAGCCGGGGGAGATCACCGATGCCAAGACGAATCGCGCTGTTGTGCGCCATCTCAATGGGCTTGTGCCTTCTGTCGTGCGCGAAAGCACCTCCTCCCCGGGAAATAATCGTCCCGCAGCTGGTGACGCTATCCCCGTGCCCAAAGCCGTACAGTGACCTTGACGTCCACCCGTGGGACGAGTCCGTCAGCATGGGGCATGCGCGTAACATGAGGATCACCGCCTACAATTTCGAGACGCTGATGTCCGCCATGAAACTCCGCGATGCGGTCATAACATGCTACGAGGCCAAGATAAAATGACGGGGATATCAGTGGACATAGCGGCACTTGGGGCGATTCTCTCGAACGTCATTTTGGGCATCGTGGCGTTTTTTGGCAAACGCTGGATGGAGCGTGTGGACCTGCGCCTGGACCGTTTCGAGGCGGACTCCAAAAACTGTGCGCTCAATTTCCTGTCCACTTTCCGCACGAAGGAAGAGGCCACGAGGGCATGGGACGCCGCCCGAGCTGAATGGGACGATCAGTGGTCGAAACTCAATGACCACGACAGGCGGCTGACGCGACTTGAGACGGTCTGTGAGCGGGAACACGGACGATAAATTTCGGCCTTCGGGCCACGGTCTTTGACAACCTAGCGCAAAAAAAAGCCCCCCGGCGTCGGCCAGGGGGCTGGGTTGCACTACAGGCACCGCTGGTCTTCATTCCAGCGGGCCAGAACCTCGGCAGCCTTCGCGTACTGCTCGTCCGTGCCGCCATCCTCGTAGAGGGTGGCGTAGTCGGACGGCGTAGCTAGATCGAAAAACTGGCTGCCGACCTTAAACATCCCCAGCCGAACCTGCTCGTAAAAATTAGTCTTCGCGCTCATGATTTCTCCCCTTTGTTTTCGTCCATTGCCGAGATGCGGCGTACTCCGCCAGATCGCCCGGCATGATGAGCCAGGCCATCCCGTGCCTCCGGGCCTTGAGGCGACCACGCTTGGCCGCCTGCTGGATGGCCCGGAGAGTGATCCCGAGGCGTGTAGCGGCCTCTGCTGCGGTGAGAGGGCGGGGGGGCATAGCTATAAAACCTCTATCGTCCAGCCGTCGGGCTGGCTAGGGCTGGCCCGTTGTGATTCCTCGTCCAGCTCCTGTAGAATTTGGAGGGCCTCGGAAAAATAGGACCTCGACCGGGACGGGTCATTGCTCCTGGAAATCAGGATTTCTACCGCCTCACCCAGCGGGAGCCGGATGTCCTGCGGCCCCGTGGGGTTTTCGCGCAGCAGCGAGCGATACACGTCCCCATTTCGGAAAAACACGCTGCTTGATTCCTCTGTCGCGATGTCAAGAAAATTGTATAACGATGATCCGGAATGCCCAGATTCGAGCCGGGAATCTACCGTGTGTAGACTGGTCCCATGCTGCTCACAGATATCGATATAATGCAGGCGTGTGGCGAGTAACATAACATCGCCCATCCCATGCGTTGTTATGGGTGGCTCGTGATCGAGCATGCGCATCGCGTCTGACAGGACGATACTCCTCAAAATTGTGTCCTCGTCGGCGTGTCCGTGGTGCATTAACTGGGCGTGCTGAACACGCGCCTGGAGGTCGCGCACGACGGCGGCGGTGACGGTGACGCGGATTTTGGCATTCTGGAATTGACGAGTGGTGCCCATGTTCATCTCCTGTTTTGTGGCCCCGGGCCAAGTCCCGTCCGCCGTTGACTAATAGATAGTACGCAAACGCGAACAAGTCAACAGGTTTATCAAAATATTATCTCAAGCAATTGCGCTAGGTTGTGTGCTGACACAGAAGAATTTGCGGGCCAACTTTGTTTGGGGCTAGACCGGCCAGTCGAAAAGCGGAAACCCTGATCCGCCTGCCCCAAACGAATCTATCAGGGCGCTACAGGGGGCGACAATGTGGGAAACGAGAACATCACCCTCCAGGGTCTCGTTTTTAAGGCGCAAGACCTGACAACACCGGAGAAAATCGTGGCGCTTTGCCTGATCTGGCACAGGAACCAAAAAACCGGGCGGTGTGACCCGGGACAGGCCAGGATTTGCATGGAAACTGGGCTAAAAGAGCGGGCGGTTCGTGAGGCAATCCACGGGCTTGTCGCCAAAAAGCTCCTCGTCGCCACCAGGACACAGAAGACGACGCGATACCAGTTTTGCGCGGCCTATGGTTCTCTTAATGGTTTACCGGCATTAAACGCCGGTCTGGACCGGCAGCAAACGCCGGTCGGAAAATCAACTCACTCGCGGCGCGCTGCCCCCAAAATGTTTTGGCGCAACCGCAACGACGACGGCACGCCGTGTGAATCCTATTTGGACGAGGCGTACAATGGGTGAGGCCAAACGAATCAAAGCAAAAAAACCCGTGTGGTCAACCCGGGCGAAGAACTCGCTTGAGGAGTGCGCCGAGGCGCTGCGGGCGTCTGGTGGGTTTATTACTCACGCGGCGCGGATGCTTGGCGTCGTGCCCGGGTCACTGAGCGTCAGGGTCAAAAATCACCCGGAACTCCAGGCGGTCATCGAAGAGGTGCGGGAGCGGCATCTTGACCTGGCCGAGAGTGCGCTGATGTCGAAGGTCGGCGACAAGGACCTGGGCGCTATCTGTTTTTACCTCAAGTGCCAGGGCAAGCAGCGCGGGTACATCGAGCGGCAGGACATCCATCAGAAGGTTGACGGGAAACTAGAGATCACATGGCAAGAATCGTAATCCCCTACACACCTCGCCCGCCGCAGCCGGAGATGCACGCGGGCATGGAGTCACGGCGCTGGGCTGTTATCGTCGCGCATCGGCGCATGGGAAAGACCGTCAGTGTGCTGAATCACATGCTCAAACGCGCCATCATGTGCGACAAGCGTGCGCCTTTCTACGCATACGTGGCACCTTTCTACCACCAGGCCAAGGCCGTCGCCTGGGACTACCTACTTCATTTCACCGGCCCGATACCGGGGCGCGAGGTGAACCGCTCGGAGCTGTCGGTGAAACTGCCCAACGGTGCGACGATCCGCCTGTTCGGCGCGGACAACCCGGACTCGCTGCGCGGCCTGTATTTCGACGGCGTGGTCATGGATGAGTTCGCGGACATGAAATCGGAGGCGTGGGATTCGGTTATCCGCCCCGCGCTGTCTGACCGCCAGGGATGGGCGGTGTTTATCGGTACGCCTCGCGGGCACAACAAATTTTACGAGATTTACCAAGCGGCGCTACGGGATTCGGCCTGGTTCACGGCGCTGTACCGCGTTGACCAGACCGGCGTGCTGCCCGAGGACGAGATCGAGGCGCTCAAGAAGCAAATGACCGACAGTCAGTTTCGGCAGGAATATCTGTGTGATTTCGACGTTTCCTCGTCCGACATCCTGATCCCGCTACAGCTCATCGACTCCGCTGTCGGGCGCGACGTGATCTACACACACGCCGAGAAGATCATGGGCGTGGATGTGGGCATGAGTTTGGGAGGCGACCCGTCCGCGATTGTCGTGCGCCAGGGCGGCAACATCATCCATCTGGAAGAGTTTCGCATGGACAACACCCTGGAGATCGCGGGGCGCGTCAAGGACCGCTACGGCGAGTACAAGCCGCAGGCGGTCTACGGTGACGTGATCGGCTGGGGCGCTGGCGTCATGCACACGCTCGCCGGGTGGGGGCTGCCGTCTGTCGGCATCAATGTGGCCGAGAGCGCCAGCGAGTCGGACAAGTTCAACCGCAAGCGCGACGAGTTGTGGTGGAAGGCCCGCGAGTTCTTCGCGGAAAAGCAGTGCAGCATCCGGGACACGCTGGAGCTGCGCCACAAGTTTATGGCCGAGCTTTCGACGCCCACATACGGGCGCACGACAACCGGCAAGATCAAGGTCGAGGGCAAGGACGAGATGAAGAAGCGTGAGGTCGCGTCTCCCAACCTCGCGGAGGCTTTCATTATGACGATGGCGCACGTCGAACCGCTGCGGAGCGAGGGATTCGCGTACTCGTGGACTGCTGACGACGGCCCCGGGAGGGTCATCACCTGATGGACTCCTACACTTGCGCCTGCGGCTACCAGGGCCAGGATGACCTTACCCGCCCCGTGACGTGCAAATCCTGCGGCGCGGTGCTGCGGATTGAGCGATATATGGGTGGCTTCCAGACTGTCGAGCGCAAGAACGAGAGCGGCGGCTGGACATTTATTGACATGGGCGACCCGACGAAACCACGGATGATTGTATGACGCCTGAAGAGAGGTTGACCGTTTTCGCGCTGATTGACCACGTCGGGGAAGAGTCCCCGGACCTGGAGATACCACTTGTTGCGCTCCCGAATCTAAAGACGAACGCCAACAAGCCGCACGCGATTTGGGGCGAAAAGCACATCACGGAGAAGGCCGATCGGTGGGCCGCCAGGGCGAGGGAGATTGCATATATGCAGACGTGGCGGGGCCGCATCACGAAAGAGATGATGAATCATGGCGACTCGTGGTCCGACCTTGAGGGCAGCACCATCACGGATTGGAACCTGGACGACACCGACGCCGCGTTTGAGTTTGATCCTGACGACGACGACATGCCGCAGCCTTTCGCCATCCCGTTTACGTTGTGGACAACGGAGCGCGTCTATTTTCCGGTGCATCGCCCTGACAAAGACGGCGGCATGTTTTGTGGGTCTGCCCCCCGTAATCCGAAGGAAGATGCCACGCTTATAAACCCCTACGAATAGCCTCCCACCCGCCTCACAACCCCTTCCAGGACGGCAGGGACAAGCACAGGACGTGCGAACATGGCAACTCGCCTCACGGACGAGCAGACGATAGCCCTGATACAGGGCGACATGGACACTGCGAAGAAATATCAAGAGCAGTTGTCCACCGAGCGCGAGCGGTTGTATCGCGTGTATCGCGCCGAGAAGTACGGGAACGAAAGCCCCAAATGGTCGCAGACCGTGCATTCGACGGCCATGACCGCCGTGGAGTGGCTGAAGCCCGGGCTTTTCGAAGTGTTCAGCGGCGATTTCTTCCAGATCAAGCCGGTTCCGAAGGAGGAGCGTCAGCCCGTCGTGCCCGACATGGCTACGTATGCCATGCAGCAGCAGGGCGCACCCGGGCAGATACCCGGGCAGTCACCCGGGAAGAAGGCGAAAGACCCGGCCGTCGAGAGCGCGGAGCGCATCCAGAAGTACATCCGGAAGAAACTCTACGGGCAGTTGGACGGCGACCAGATCGTGGAAGATTTCATCCACAACTGTCTGGTGAACCATTACGGCATCTTCAAGGTTTGCTACCGAGACGACTACGACGTGGAGACCGAGAAAGCGCCGATCATGTCTTACGACGATATGGCCGCGCTGCAAGAGTCCGACAAGTCGATCACGGAGATAAAGGGCGGCAAGGAAGTCGTCGAGTATGATCCGCTAACGCTGGCCCCGGTCTGGAGTGGAATTGAGGGCGCGACGATTGTCCGCAAGAAGCAAATCTACAACGGTTTTCACGTCGAAGTCATCCCGCCGTGGGAACTTTACTTCCTACCCGGCTACGATTCGCTCTCTAAATGCCCGTTCGTGGCACATGTCGTGCGCCGTGACCTGGACTACATCAAGCGCCAGGAGTTGGCCGGGGTGTACCGCAAGGGCACCTACGACAAGGTTAAGGAACGGATTGGCGAGAGACGCAGAGAGTTGCCGGAGACGGCGGGCGAACATCAGTCGCTGTACTCCGTTGACAACATGGAGACGCCGGATGCGATAGGCGACACGTCGTCGAGCGAGAAGCAGCGGCTGGCGGCCAACGAGGTTTGGCTCTGGGAATGCTACTGCAAACTGGACATGGACGGCGACGGGCTTTTGCAGCCGTACATTGTGACCGTGTGCGAGGATGTGGTGTTGCGGGAGCCGGTCGTCAACCCGTACGGCGGCGCACCGTTCGAACTTGGCTACATCCTGAAAGAGCCGCACAAGATTCTCGGACGCCCGATCCCGGCGCTTTTGGAAGACCGGCAGAAGGTCATGTCGAACCTTCTGCGCTTCATCCAGGACTCTGCCGCCCGCAGCACTTACGGCGGCTGGATGACATCGAGCCACCAGTCGAAACTGATGCTCCAGCGCATGGGGCCGGGAGACGTGGCCTGGACGCCGGATGTCAACCAGATCAAAGAGATACAGCCGAGCGCCCCGAGCCAGTTCATCTTTGAGGCGTTCAACCTGACAAAACAAGAGATTTCGGCAGAGTGCGGCGTCAACGAGAATATGCAGGGGCTGGACGATAACTCGCTGAACAAGACCGCCGCCGGGATGAACATGCGGATGACCGCCGGGATGCAGCGCCAGAAGCTCTACGCACGGCGCATCGCCAGGACGTTCAAGCGCGTGTTGCGCCGGATCATTGACATCATGCGGATGTGGCCGCCGCAGGACGACGTGGAGATGATCGGCGCGGACGTGATCGTTCGCCCCGAAGACCTACAGGGCCACTACGATATCGACATCGAGGTGGGCGTCGGGCCGCAGGACAGGGCCGAGCAGGCGCAGGCTCTGGAACAACTTGTGGTGTTTGGCTCGCAGGTCGGCATCCCCGAAGGGATGATGACAAGAGCAAAACTAGCCGCAGCGCAAAAAGCGAAATTTGACCGCATGGGCGTCGATGCCACGCCGTATTTTAACACCGAAGAAGAGATCGAGGCGAACGAGTCGCAGCAGGTGCAGATGCAACAGATGCAAGAGCAGCTCATGGGCATGCAGCAACAGATGGAACAGCTCATGAAGGACGGCCAGGCCGCGATGCAGCAGGCGCAGACGCTGGAGCAGGAGAATCAGACGCTGAAAAGCCAGCCGCCCGAGGATAAAAGCCTGGAAGTCGCGAAGCTACGCCTAGACGCCGAGCAGAGCGCCGCCGAGCTGGGTCTGAAAGCCGAGGTCGAACGGGCGAAGTTGGACCTGGAGCAGGCCAGGCTAGAGTTGGAGCGCATCAAACTGGGCCTGGAAGAGGAAAAGATCGAGATGGACGCGCAGAATCGCGCCGCCGAGATGCAGTTCCGGGCCATGCAGCCGCCGAAGGGGCAGGATTCGGGCGAAAAGAAGCCGGAGACGCCGCCGCGCCCGAGCAAGCGGAAAATCACGGTCATCCGCGACGGCCAGGGCCGCATTACGGGTGCCGAATCCATTGAAAACGCCGAAGAGCAGGAGATTACCGCATGAGCATGAGCAACACGACCGAAAACGCCGTCCTGAAAGCCGTCCTCCAGGGCACCGACCCCTCCTGGCGGGCCGGGGCCACGCAGTACCTCGCGCTTTTCACCGCTGACCCGGGCGAGGCTGGCAGCGTGTCCGCCGAGGCGGCCTATACGGGCTACGCTCGCGTCGCGCTGACCAAATCCTCAGCCTGGACCGATGGCGGCTCGACGTTCACCAACGCCGCGCTGATCCAGTTCGGCGCCTGTACGGCCTTGAGCGCCGCCATTACGCACTTTGCCGTCGTGGACACCTCCAGCGGGGCCGTGGGCATGCTTGTGAGTGGGGCTTTGTCCGCTACGCTGACGGTCTCCCAGGGCATACAGCCACAGTTTTCTGCCGGGGCTATATCGATTGGCGCTGATTAAATAGGACTACCTGTTATGCCGCAATTCAGACAGCGCCCGCTCAACGCTCCACCCTCGCTTGATGCGCTGGTGGATAGTGACCGCCTTCAGCCCGACGGCTCTTGCCCAATCGGCGAGGGTCTTTGTCTCGCCAAAACAGGAGATGAGCCTGTTGGTGCTTTTGTTGTTTGCCTGCTGCGATTCGCTGCCCCACCGGCAGTTTTCGGCAAAGTATCCCTGGTCGTTGTCTACCCTGTCGATGGAAAACCCCAACCCTGGACACGGCCCCATGTCCTCAAGGAACCTCTCGAACAACTGCCACCTATCGCACACAACGATGCCCCGGCCACCATATCGCGGGTATTTGTGGTTGTTGGGATTCTGGCACCGGGCTTTCATGTTCCGCCAAGCGTTATACGTTCTTGTCCCGTAGCCCCCGTTTGCGTGGCCGTGTGTGAGGCATCTGGCGATGGTCCCCTCTTTGTTGAAGCATCCACACGAAACAGACTTTCCCTTTGTGAGGCTATACTCGCAAACTTCCCTGACCTCTCCGCAGTCACACAGGCATATCCAATACCTGTGAGAGCCTTGTTTTTCACATGGCGAGAGAACCAACCAACGTCCAAACCTTTTGCCAGCGGAACAAGTTTTGCTTTCCATGAGGAGGAGTATATCCAATGTGTCATGTGACGTCAACCACGATTCGCCACGCTACCGGTGCGGACTAGGCCATGCCCGGATTCAACGCCGTTGACGAGATCACCCGCGCTCTTGAGGCCGGGAAGACGTGGACTTCCATGTGGCGACGTACTGCGCCCGCGTTATCGCAGTACAGTTTTATGGACATGTCCTACGGCGGCGGTGGGCCTCCCGCTAACTACTACGCCAGCGCACCGGGCGTGTGCAGGCGGCTGGCTGCGGAGGATGGGATTTATCACGGCCCCGAGGTCTCCCCGGCGAGGAAATACGTCAAGAGCATCTCGATGTCTGGCACCGCGACGAGCGCGGGGGTTGCGTACATCCTGCTCGACTACGAGATGTACGTCCCTTTCTTGGATGGCGACGAAACCGGCGTGCAGGCCATCTCGCAACTCGCTTATGCGCGGCACACGGGCGGCAACGGCGTCCGGCTCATGCTGGTCGGCCAGGGCGCTGGCACGGGAAACGCCTACTTCACGGTCACCTACACCAACCAGTACGGCATGGAGCGGGTTTCACCGCGCAACCTGGCGGGATTTTCTCTCGTGCCTGGGTCGGTGCTTTGCTCCTACAGCTCGTCGGCTGGCCTGGATGACCCGTTCATCAAGTTACACCCTGGCGACTACCCGGCGACGGTGACGGGCATCCAGTTGGAGTCGGCGGTGGGCGGCGTATTTGCGCTGGTGTGGGTTGCCCCCGTACTGCATATCCCGACGGTGTACCCACACGCGAACTCATGGGCGACGGGAACGCCGTCCTACAACGCCGTCCAGGCCGTTAACGAGGTCGATTTCACTCTCGAGAAAGGCTTTCTATCGCAGGTTGGCGACGGCGCATATCTGAATTTTATTGCACGCGGAACGTCTGCCACCACGCCATTGAGCGCGGCAGAACTCACTTTCGTCTGGTCATAAAGGGGAGAAGATATGGCAGGTTTCAGTTCCATTGACGATTTCGTTTCCGAAGTCACCACACAGGGCAAAATGTGGCGTCAGGATTTCGCCCGCGTGACAAACGGCGCTGCACAGGCCGCGTCTGTCTGGTACAGCCTCCTGCCCGCTGGCGGCACTCCCCCCGCGTTTCTTTTTGGCGGCACGAGCAAGACCGCCGTCGCCATGACCTCCTCGCCGGTGAGCGTCACCACGGGCACAGCCACCGCCGCCAACGCGACGATTTCGACCACGCAGACCTCCGGGCTTGCCATCGGGATGCTCGTGACAGGCTCGGCTGGCACGGTTACGATCCCGGCGAACGCCTACATAACCGCCATCAGCGCGGGGACATCGTTCACGATCTCGGCCGTCACGGGCGGCTCCAGCACCGGCACTCCGACGCTGACCTGCGCTTTCCCGACCATCTGGCACGGCGGCGACGTATCCAGCGACCAGAAGCATCTCGTCAACCTGGGCGCGGCTGTGACCGCTGCCGCCTACGGCCCTTCCTGGCTGATGCTCATGGACTATCTGCTCTACTACCCGATTTCGGGCGCTGATTTAACGGGCACCACGCAGCGGACGCTGACCAACACCATCACGCTGCCCCGCTACACCACGGGAGCAGGCGTCCGGGCGTTTTTCGTCTCCACCGTCGCCCCGCTGACCGGCGGCCCGAACCTGACCGAGTTCACCTACACTAACCAGGCCGGGACAGGCTCCCGCGTCTGCCCGATCATCACGCTTGGCATGAACGCCACTCCCCCGGCCGGGCAGATACCGCACACGGCTGCGGGCGCGAACAAGCTCAATTTCGTCCCGCTGGCGAACGGCGACACGGGCATCCGCTCCGTGCAGTCGTTCACGTTCAGCGGCGGCACGGCCTACACCGGCTCCGGACAGTTCGCGCTGGTGCTGGCCCGCCCGATTGCCTCCATCCCGATCCCGGCGGCTGGCGTCGCGAGTGAACGCAATCTGATGTTCCAGATGCCGTCGCTCCCGCGCATTTACGACGGCGCGTGCCTTGACTTCCTAATGTACGCGGGCGGCGCGACCACGGCGGCCACGAGCCTATACGGGTATCTTGAGACGGCCTGGGGTTAATCCATGCTGATCGCAAACGGCAACTACCTCCGCACCGCGCAGACCCTGGACACGGGTTTCACGGCCTTCGACCCGCACCGTCTCAACGGCGACGGCCTCGCGGCCTACACCGGGTGGGCGGGCGTCCGGCGGCAGTCGGCTGTGCCGGTGGGCTACGGCATGCGGAGCTTCATCCCGCCGATCACGGGCGGCGACCTGTGCGGGCGCGTTTTCGACAACGCACTCACGGCCACCGCCAGCGGACTGATGGGCGTCCCGATCACGGGCACGGCAGCTATTAGCATCACCCTGGCGGACGCTACGGGCGCGTTGGTGACGTTCGGCGAGGGCGAGGCGACCATAGATGTCCTGGCCGAGTCCGCGACGCTCACCGCCTCCATACAGGGCGAGGGCGATGCCACCGTGGAGCTGTCGGCGTCCGGAACCATCGGGGCCAAAGCGAGCATCGAGGGCACGTCAGCGTTTTCCCTCGCCCCCGGGACAGCGGTTGCGCTGCCGAGTGACGACGATTCGCCGCTGCGCACCGGAACCGCATCATTCTCGCTCACCGGCTCGCTGACGCCCTACGCCAAAGGGCACATGACCGGGGCAGCTCTGCCCTACACCGAGCTTTCGCCTGCGTCGCTGGCTGACGCGGTGTGGACGGCGCTTGCCGACCAGTACACCGGCACCGGTACGATGGGCGAGAAAGTCAACGCGGCCGGAACCGCCGGTGACCCGTGGACCGGAGAAATATCCGCTGGCCTGTCGGCGCAGGCTGCTATGCAGACAATCCTGGCTGTGCTGGCGGGCAAAGCCACGGGCGGCGGGTCCGGGACGATCACGTTTCGCGACCTGGATGACACCCGCGACGCGGTGGTGCTGACCGTGGACGCTACCGGCAACCGGAGCGCCGTCGAGGTCAACTGATGACGATCATTTACGGGCAGTTCCCGCAGCGGGCGATACCGGAAGGGGCGCTTCCGGAGAGGGCCACGGTGGGCCAGGTTGTGAGCCTGGATGCAGTCCGTAAGCGCGGCGGCGTCGTATCGAAGGCGAAGAAGCCGAAAAAGACCATCGTCACGGTGGTCCAGGACGCGCCGAAGGTCGAAGTCCCGCAGGTTGCCCTGCCGCAGACTTTAACGAAACCGAAAGCGGTTAAGGAGATCTTTAACCCTGCGCCGCAGGACGATTTCCGCTGGGTGCTGGATTCGGAGCCGTTCGCCATGGCGATGGGGGCCATAGCC